CAAAGAAAATTAAATCCAAGTATATTTTTATATGCAACACCTAGTGCTAGTATATCTAGTACAACTACACCAAGTAATTTTCAATTTTGTTTTTATTACATGGCAAGAATTCAAGATGCAGGTGCATATACAAATACAGCAGATGTTGTAAATAGATTTTATCCATGCATGATGTCAGGTCTTGCTTATTACTTAAGTTTAAAATTTGATCCTGAAAGAACACAATCATTAGAAAGAACTTATGAAAGTGAAATGTTAAGAGCACTTGATGCAGATAACCAAGGTACATCTAGTTTCATATCACCACAAACATTTTATGGGGATGGTGTATAATGGGTGGTTACGCTTCAGGAAAAAATGCTTTAGCAATTTCTGATAGATCAGGAATGAGATTTCCATATTCTGAAATGGTTAGAGAATGGAATGGTTCATTAGTTCATTACTCAGAGTTTGAAGCAAAACAACCACAGCTTTCTCCAAAACCTGTAGGTTCAGATCCACAAGCTTTATACAATCCAAGACCACAAAGATCATCTACAGCTGTTTTAATTTTATTAGACAACAATCCGTTTACAAGTATTATTTATAGTGGAACAACTTATGTAAATGTTTATTCAGAAGATCATCAAAGAAAAGCAGGAGACGTTGTAAGATTAAGAGGAGCACCAGAAGTAACAACTGCAGGAACAGGTGGAGCTGATGCTTTTAATTTACAACAGTTTGCCAACATACCTACATTTGATAATGTAAGTGATTTAAATAATGTAAATGGTTTTACAATTGCATTAGGACAAATAGATTCTTCAGGAAATATTACAGGAGCTACAACGACTGATCCTTTAACAAATCCAATAAGTTATTTTTATATAACTAGTACTAGCAATGCAACAACAGGTAATATACAAGGAGGAGGTCCAGCTTGTTCTGCAGGACCCGTAACATTAAAGGCATTATAATATGGCATACACATTAGCAAATTTAGAAAATGATATTAGAAACTACACAGAAGTAGATAGCACTGTATTTAGTTCTGCTATTCTTAATCCTATTATTAAAAATGCAGAAAACAAAATTTATAGAGAAGTAGATTCTGATGAAGAAAGACACTATGCAACATCAAATGCTATTGTAGGAAACAAATATGTAACTATTCCTGATGATTTAAGATTTATTAGATATGTTCAACTAACTAATACTCAAGGAGATCAATTTTATTTAGAGCAAAGAGATACTAGTTTTATGGCTGAATATTACTCTACACCAAGTACACAAGCTGTAGGAATACCAAGATATTATGGTAATTGGGATACAGAATTTTGGATAATTGCTCCAACACCTGATAAAACTTATGAAATCACTTTAGCTTTTAATAAAGAACCGGTAAGTATAACAAATACAACACAACCAACTACAGGTCCAGCAGCTACAAATGGAACTTATTTATCAAATAAATATCAAGATTTACTTTTATATGGTTGTCTGGTAAATGCATATGGATACTTGAAAGGACCTCAAGATATGATACAATACTATAATCAAGCTTATGAAAAAGCTCTGATGTCGTATGCGATTGAACAACAAGGTCGAAGACGCCGAGACGAATATCAAGATGGAGTTATTCGTACTCAGTTAAAATCCGAATCACCATCGAGTTATTAATAATTAAGGAGATAAAATAATATGGCAAATATAATACC